GTTTAGGAGCTGATGAAGTTGCATATCCATAAGCTCCTCCAACCGCGGCTGATGTTCCTAAAGCTGCTGCTATCGTACTTAAAGAAGCTGCTTCTAAAGGAATACCAGCTGCGGCTCCCGCACCCGTACCAATAAGAACTGTTCCTAATAATAAACCTCCTATAGCAGCAGCAATACCCATTCCTGCTCCTTTTGCAGCTCCTCCAGTTTTTGCAGATGATTCAGCTATTTGTTTTTGTTCTGTTATTAATTTATCTAATTCTTTTACACGTGCTGTATTTCCAGATTGTTGGGCTTGTTTACGTTGTTGTTCTAAATCAGCAGCTTGATCAACTGCGGCTTGGCCTCCACTTATAAGATTTACAAATTTAGTTAATGCATCTACTAATTTATCTAAAACTCCACTACTTACTAATCTTTCAAAAGATCCTTTTGCTTGATCTAAAGCTTTATTAAATTTCATTTGAGCATCTTCTGCTTGTTTTTCAGCATATAATTTATCTCCTAGTATTCTAACTATTTCTTTTTCACCTACTCCTTGTTTCTGGAGTTGCTCATATATATCTTTTAAACTTGTTTTTTCACCAATAAGAACTTTTTTACCTTCTTTAGCTGCTCTAGCAGTTAAAGCATTATATTCCTCTGTTTTTTGTACTATATCAGTTAATTCATCACTAGTTAGATTATAAGCTGCCGCTTGAGCGTCTAATTGTATTGAATTCATGTTATTAAGTTCATTTGTGGTTAATCCTTGATTAACTATTTCTTGACCTAATTCAACATATTTTCTATTTATTGCTAAAAGTCTTGCTCTTTCTAAATTTAAATCTTTACCTGTAAGTAATTCAGCTTCTATTTCGGCTGATATAGACTGTTCAAAATTAAGTAAACCTCCTGCTATTTTTTTAGATTGTTCTAAAGTTAAACCCATTAATTCAAGTTTAGCTATACCTTTAGCTATCTCTTCTACATTACCTTTAAATGATGATCTTAACTCACCTGTTATTTTGCTAGCGGTTGTTAATATTTTATTATTATCTAATAATATTTTTCTTTGAAGACCTACAGCGGCTACATTACCTAAAGCATTTTTAGTAATTTGCTCAGTTAGTTTACCTGTTCTTATTGATTCTTTATTTATAGCTGCTCTAGTTTCTTCATCTAATTGAAGATTATCTCTTAATATAGCATCCTGAACTAATAATTGTTTTCCAAAAGTACCTAAATCTTTAGTAAAATCTATTTGTGTTCCTAAAGCCTTATTAATTTCTTCTAAAGATTTTACAATTTGAGGTTGTGTAATTAATATTCTACCTTGAGTATCCGCATATTGTTTAGAATAAAAAGCAATATCAAATGTACGTTGTCTGAGTTGCTCTGCTTCTTTATTAGTTAAACCAAAATCTCGTCTAAATTTAGCAGTTTGCATAGATGCACCTAATAAAGCATCAAAGAAAAATTTAGCTAATTTAACAAGAACAACAAATGCTCCTCCTAGTAATACTGCAGGATCAAGTAAATTTTCTTTCATAACTTTACCGGTTTCTTTAAGTCCGGCTTTAAATACTGATGTTTTTGTAGCATCTTTACTAGCTGCTTCTGCTTGAACTTTAGCTAATACTCTTTCTGAGTCTATAAGATTTCCTAAAAGTGGTATCTTGGTAAAGGATTCAATAACCTTTCCAGTAACTCCCATTTTAGATTGAATTTGTTTAGCTAATTCTGCTTGGCCTTTTAATAAAATATTTTGTCTACTTATAGCATCATTAATTTCAGCTTCTTTTTGTTTTCTTTCTTCAGCGTTTAATAAACCATTATTTTGTAAAATATCTAAATTACGAGTAAGACTTAATTCTTTAAGTTTTAAACGCTCTTGAGCTTTTTGAATATTTGATAATTTAGCGGATCCTTCATACAACTTTAAAGTATTAGCTAATATTGTTTCTGAATCACTAGCTAAAGATTTAATGCTTTTACTTAATTTTTTTTCAAAAATATCACCAACACTAGCTGCTTCATCCTTAAGATCAGATATAGCATCTTTAACGGTTCTAGATAAACTATCCGCTATATTAATAATTTGATCTTCAATATAACCTAATTCTTTATTAAGATCTTTAATGTCTTGTTTAGCATCGTTTTTTTTAGCCATTAACTATAAGATTTATTATAAATATTAAAAGGCATCATTTTTTTGATGCCTTAGTAACATATGTAGGTACTTTAATATTTTTATTTTTTGATGCTTCTTGTTTAGCTTCGCTATTATTTACCCAACTATCTTCATTTTTAGTTGGTTTTTGACTTTCATAAAATTCTTTTATTTTATTAAATGTAAATTTGCGAAGCCAAATAGGCATATTGTATATATCATCATAACTATAACCACCTTTACCGTGAAATACTATTTCATGTATTGTAGAAAATAAAATCATTCTATATTCCGGAGCATTACTAGAGGTCAGGCCAAAAAAAGTTTAAATTAATTGGAATATCGATGTCCTCCTCAACACCGTTAATAACTATTTTAGTTGTTAAATTTACATCAGGAGCAATATCTTTTATATATTTACGTAATGCTCTTGAATCAGCTGCTAGTAAATTATATTCAACAAATTCACGTATTGCATTTTTATCAATATTTCCATTAACTGCTACAATTTGATGTCTTAAACGTGTTGTAATTTCGGGGGATGAATCTTTATTTATTTTTTTAAGTCCTTCAAGTTCTTGATTAACTAATTCATTATCTTTATCATTTAATAATTTAAATTCTACTTCTATACCAGATGTAGGTAAAGTAAATTTAAATGTACCTCTTGAAGTAATTAAGGTAGTATCAAACGGTTTTTCTGATATTGTTGATAGGTCAATTGTGAATTCTTCATTTTTATAGTCAAATGTGTAATCTTTACCATAACCTAAAATACGGGATGCAATAAGCAACGCATTTTTATCACCAGGTATTAATTCATTAACTTTAAATTTATTCATTACTAGTGCTTCTACTAGTTTATCTAGTACTACACCTTTTTGAATGTAATTTTGATTAGTTAAAATGTCTTCTTCTTTAGCGGTCATGTACTTCATTTCGATTTTACCGCTTCTTAAAATGTGATCTTCAGGATATACTAATCCTTTTGATGGTAATTCTACAATTTCTGTGGGGAAATTAAATTTGTTTTCGCTCATAAATTAATTTTTAATAACAATTTGTTGTCGTATATAAATATATGAAAATATTATCTCCTTGTATAAGGTTCAATAAATTCCATATAAGTATTTGTAGATGAATATACTCGTGTATTTGAACCGTATTTTTGAGCAGCAACACCTGGTTCAGAAAAGTACCCACGTATTGGTGTAGATGCTTTAGTTGATTCAGGATATATTGTTGGGTCGTTAGCTGTTTTATAAGGTACACCACCATCAACTCCAGGTTTGCTATTATCCAAATTAGTAATCGATAAAACCGCAGGATTATCTGTATCAGCGGATAACATGCTTGTTTTAACTGCCTTGTTGCTTACGCTATTTAAATACGGATTTTGTGGAGTATAAGGTTGATAAAAGCCCTTAAACGGACCCGGATTTGCGGTTCTAGTAGGAGTACCAGTTGCATTAGGTGAAACATAAGATGGTACAGGAGCACTAACGGGTCCACCTAATGGTGAAGGATCCTGTAGATCTAAATTAGTTTTATCAAATGAGTTTTTTAAACCTTTAGCCATGTTAATGTTTATTATAAATATTTAAAATAAAAAAAGCTCGCATAAAGCGAGCTCTTTAAAATATAATTTAAACTTAATTCTTAGAAGTTTAAGATACAATAATCCATTGCTACTTCAAGACTAATGTTTTGTGCTGCTGCATCTGTATCCCAGTTGAACTCACCAAAGTTTGCATTTACAATAAGTGCACCTTTGATAATCCATTCTGATACGATATCACCTACAGGACCTAATACATCGATTGTTAAATCTTTCTTATAAAAGTCAGAATAACCATCGCGGCCCGTTACTGATTCGTGATGTAAACGTACCCATTCCATTACAGCTTGAGCGCCTGATGGTGTTACCGGGTCAAATAGAGTCATTGTGATGTTACTCCATTTTGATTTACCTTTAACTTTACGTAATACGTTAATATGATTTAATACTACTTCTTCTTGAGTTAAGGTTACAGCTGACACCCCTTTGATAAGATATGCTGGGATACCGTCCACATACATAATAAATCTATTCTGTTGCTTCGGTTCAAAGGCGGTGAAAAATATTTCGTTCGGATCTAATACTGCCATGTTTTGTTTTATTTATTTTCTTGTTATAAATATTAGTGAGTTATAAAAGGTAACTACCTTCCCCTACTAAGGGAAAGTAGCTCCAGTTGGTAAAATGTTGAAATCTAAGTAAATGAATTCTGCAGTTTTAGTTGGTTGGATATAAATTTGACCAATTAACTCGTTTCTATCAATTACATCAGGAGTATTATTTGAATCATCCATGATTACTCTAAATGCATATAAACCTTGACGTTGTTGAACACTTTCTAAGTATGGATTTACTTGGCTTAAGAATTGATTTCTTGTAGCGATTGTATTTTGTTCAAATACCAAGTTTTGAGCAACTTGAGAAATATAAGATTTAAGAGCAATTAACAAACGACGAACATTAACACGATCTAAAGCTGAAGCTTGAGTTTGTAATGTTTTCTGACCATATACTACAACTCCCGTTCCTGGGAAAGTAGCGATTGGGTTAACTTTACCTGTATATAATGTATCTCTGTTTGATTGAGATAATTTTTGTGCTGCTCTGATTACTGTAGTTAAACCACCTCTATTAATACCTGCTGGTGCGAACCAAGGTTCTGCAACAGTATCATTGAAAGCATAAACACCACCAATCATTGTTGAAGCTGGTACCCAAACATTTTGTCCTGAATCTGGATCTAATGTTTGTACCCATGGCCAATATGAAGCGGCATATGAAGTATTTCTTGATGCTGCTTGATTAGTTGCATCTGCTATTAAACCATCGTATGCTACTAAATCTAATAC